AGGTTCCGGTTATTGCCGTACCAAGCCGACTGCAGTCGTGTATCTGCCGAACGACCAAGTTCATGGTCAGTCAGGTAGGTAACCGCATTGAAAGGCTGCCACCAAGTACCTTCAGCATATGCAGCACCAGGCTGTGTATGGAGAATATCCATTGCACGGATAGCATTCCGTGACAGATCTTTCTTACCAGTGGCCGGAAAGATGCGGTTGAAGTACTGCACAATGTCTTCATCTTTAGCTTTCTTAGAGCCGAGGAATGAAGCCATTTCCTTGTACTTAACCAACTTGTCCTTGGCAATACCAAGCATTTCCTTAGTCACGTCGGAATTAAACTGCTGACGATGGCTAATCTTGACAGAGTTCTCAACTTTTGAATTGAGTGACAGAGTCAGTGTATTATTACACACAACACGGATCGGAGTGAACCGAACGTCGGTAGAGAAACCATAGCGGTGGAAGTTGGAGAAAAGAAGGTAAGAATCAATCTGATCACCTTTGAACAGCTCAAAGGAATCCTTAACTTTAGCCAATCCCCAAACAATCTGACCATCACGGAGAGAACCAGCAGTATGCATTTCCATATCACCGGCAGCCACGAACTCATTAAAGAATTCAAACGCATCAGCATTCTGAACCGGATTCCAATCATCAGACACAACATCAAGGATGGCATTATCACCCGAGCGAACCAGAGCAGAACGACCAACCGAAACATCCTGACCAGCAACCTTTGCAAAGGCAGGAATCTTTTCCACAGTCCAATTCAGACCAGCTGCATCAAGCATCTGAGTCGGTGTCACATCAAAAGGAACCTTAGTTCCAAGACCGTGCCACGGAGTTTCACCAGCATAAGCCATTTGTGCTTTCCCAGCACGCACTTCAATCATATGAGCCATAATAACACCTCTAGTTTGGAATTTCAACTATACTATTATAGCATGGAATTGAGCAAATGTCAACCCATGCTATAACAAAAGTTTTAGACAAGGTAGCGAACCTCATCACGGGTCAGCTTCTCAGGTGAGCGGAATGAAGGAAGTTCATTGATCTCGTAGTTGGTGAAAGAGTCAATTTCTGCCTTACGGCGCTTCATTTCTTCCTTGGAGATCTTTTCTTCCGATTCCTTTTCGGAAGAAACTTGACCGGGTTGGTAGACTTTCTTCTTGTCAAGCTTGGCAGAAACTGCTTTCATTGTGGCAAGGTTCTTTTCCTTGACACGGGCATTTTCCTCAGCAGACTTTTCAATGGTATTAACAAGGTCGACCGTCTTGGTTTTCTTGACCGAGGTCTTGATACCGGCAAGCTTTTCAGCTGCCTTGATACGGTTGACAGGCTTGGTAGAAGGAACGGCCGAGACCGCCGCATTGAACACATCAACAATATGTTCCAATGTTTTGAATTCAAAGGTCGTACGTGTTGAAGAAGTTTTAAGAAGTTTGAAACCGGCCGCCTGAACAGCAGCAGTGATTTCATTGAGGTATTTGGAATATGAACCGACAATATATGTGCCGTTGTTGATATTCAGTTCCACACGGCCGGCCTTACCGGCCTTAATGTAGAAAACGTTGTCATTATACTTAACTACAGGACCGAGCTTCTGGGCGGTGGCTTCGAAGGCGGCATACGAAACAAGGATCTTATTCATTTGGGTTTCCTTAGGTTTGGGTGTATCAACCAATTTACCTATTAATACTATACCAAATCCGGGACAATGTAAACCCCCCAAACGATGTTTTTTTTAAAAAAGTGTGTTACAATTGTTAACAAGTCTGTTACATTTCTGGGCGCCCTTGGAAGATCTGTAGAACGCGGTCTCTATAGGGGGTAATATCCCTCACGAATACCTGAGGTTCTGTCCCATCGACGGCTATGACGATCGAGAACTGTCTAACCGCTAGGCCTGTCCGCTCTTCCATCATCATAGCATAGGTAGTAGCCTGAAGGAAGTAGCTCTCGATCCACTTCTCCTCCTTGGGTCGCCTGGAGGTTTTAAAGTCAATGATGGACGGAACTCCGTTCCAGTCGGCTATACAGTCTGAGCGACCGGCGGCCCTAAGGCTATACGAATATAAGGGGGCTTCAATAGCATAGATCTTTCCAATGTTGGCATCAAGGATAGGACGGATCTCATTAAAGCTGAAAAGATTGGTCGGCATAGAATTCCGCTTCCAATCACCTTCATTTAACAGGTATCGTTCGGCTAGAAGATGGATGGCAGTACCACGGGTAGCGGCCTGTGTGGAAATCTTATTGGCTTCTTCCTCACCAACTCTCTTCCGCCATTCCATCAGCCCAGTCTTATCTAAAGCTGAACCCAATACTGTGGTAACAGACATGGCAAGCGATCCGTCTGGAAGTTTATAGAACCGCTTGCCATCTATCATTACAGCATTGAGTTGTTCAAACTCATAGAACTGATGATCAAAGATCTTACGTGACGATGTTGAGTCTTGTTTTAGCAATAATATATTCCTTCACCATTGCCGAGCGAACAATATCGTTCTCGGTAAATTCAATGTATTCAAATGCTTTCATTCTATCAAGTATCTTCATAAAGTCAATCAAACCATTCTTCTCATGTTCTTTGGTAAAGTCTGATTGACGGAAGTCTCCGCAGAAGATAATTTTACAGTTCTTGCCTACACGAGTAATGACTGAGTCAAGCTCGTGAAGAGTCATGTTGGCAATTTCATCAACCACAATAATGCAATCATTAAGAGTAATACCACGTATGAAAGAAGTACTGATGAAATCGACAACATTCTTTTGCTTAAGGTATTCATAAGCATCTCCTCGTTCAAACAACTCTGTAAAGATTGCTTGGTATGGTGCTTCATAGACTTTGGATTTTTCTCTGTTGTTGCCTGGAAGAAATCCCATATCTCTAGTTGGGACAACTGATCTAACAATGATAAGTTTCTTGTATCTACTGCTCTCTGATAGTATTGTGGCAAGGGACAAGTAGATGGACAAGAACGATTTACCTGTTCCTGCGATTCCGTGGAGGAGGAGGTTTTTACCTTGACCGTAGTACTCAAAAGTTTTCCTTTGATTATCCGTTAACGCTTCAATCTGTTTTAATCGGAAGTTTAACTTTAAATTGGTTTCCTCATTTCTTGGATTTTGTTCTAGGATTCTTCTTTGTTTTCTTGTCAGTCTTTTTGTTGTTGCACTCATTAAAATCCACTTTTTAAAAAGTGTTAACGGTGCTTTTACTGATACCTTTGGAATGATGCTGTTTAATATTTTTTAAAAGGTCACGGAACCCTGCATCAGGCTTTTTTAAACCTCTTCCAGAATGTACCGGTGGCGCTCCATTAACTAGTTGGTTGATGTTAGGGTTATCGGTTAAGTACTGATCAAGAGCTGATATACTCATAAACTCTTCAAACTCTTTACCAGTATTTGTATTTAGGAAGCGATACGTTGGCATTTGTTAACTTTCTGTTTAATGTTCTCGAGAATCATCCCATTCATCAACCCAAAGATCATCTTCAATATCAATAGGGTCTAAGCCTTCCTCAGCTGTAAGGGCATCAATATCAAGTGTCTTTAATGCTCGGTCAAAGCGCTTTTCTTTCCGCTTATCTTTAATTCTGCGGGTATCCATTACATAGTTTTCTTCATCAAGATAATCGCGATCTTCGATGTTGTAACGACGCTTGTTCATATTACTTTTTAGTCTCCTCGGCTGGGAATAGTTCAGGAAATGCTTCACGTACAATGTCTTCAGTGATGCCTTTCCATGGCAACTTCTTATCTTTAATTGAGAGAATCAATTCAGCATCCTTTGGTGCCAATGACTCCAAGAATTCAACAAATATAGTCTCACGCTTAAGTGGCTTGAGATTATGACCACTATTTTCAACAAAATAGATTAGCTTCCGTGAATCCCTAATCAATACATTTTCTTGATCAACAAGATCATTTACTCTATAAGGAGGAATACCTTCAGGCAATGCCCACTTAATACGTGGATCAAAAGCACCTTGAAGAACAGTACGCACTGGAAACGTATTATTGTTTCTCAACGCATAGACTTTTTCATCTCTCTTCTTTAACTTACTTACTTTCTCAAGAAATTCTGCTACACCGATAATCATTTTAAAACTCCGAAATATGTTCCATTAGATGTTTAAGTTTATTGTCAATGAAATAGTTGAACATCTTATCACGACCTCTGTCAGTTTGAGCTTCGTACGATTCGATGACTTTTATTCTAATCTCTTTTGGGATATAAGACAGATCAATCAACTCACGGTTACGGTAGTAATTCCGCTTGATGATTTCATCTGTAATATCTTCACC